GAAGTTATTAATGAAAGAGGGTTTGCCAAGTATTTCTTGACGATGAAAGCGATTGCGGACAAAGCAAGTGAGATGATGCTTTGCGATCCAGGCCGAGGTTCGGCTGCTGGTGCTTTGACATCTTATTGTCTTGGCATCACACAACTGGATCCTTTGAAGTATGGCTTGATGTTTTCAAGGTTCCTTCGTAGAGATGCCAAGGACTATCCTGATATTGATTATGATGTTAGTGACCGTATTCGTCTTGTGGATAAGTTGGTTGAGGATTGGGGAAAGACAACCGTTGTTCCAATCTCCAACTATAACAAACTTCAACCTGCTTCTCTGCTAAAAGACATCGCAAAGTTCTATGATATTCCATTCACGGAGGTAAACAAGGTTTCCTCCAAGATGGAGAAGGAAGCGATGCCGCAGGCAAAGAAGCGGGTTGGAATGAAAGCAGGAATGTATAAGTGCAACTGGCAGGACTTGCTTGACTTCTCAACATCACTTCAAGATTTCTTGAAGAAACATCCACAAGTTGGCGAGAGGATTAAAAATCTAATCGGCCAAGTGAGATCAACAGGAAGACACGCAGGTGGTGTTGTTATCGGTGAGGACTTGGATAAGTATATGCCCTTGATTTCTTGTAAAGGTGTGACACAAACACCTTGGTCGGAGGGACAGAATGTTCGCCACCTAGAACCTATGGGTTTTATTAAGTTTGATATTCTTGGCATTTCTTCCTTGGCAATGATTGAGAAATGTATTGAAAGAATACTGAAGAGGGCAGGCAAAGGCCACGAGTTTAAAGATGTGAAGGAGTTCTATGACACACACCTACATCCCGATGTAATGGACTTGGAGGACCAGAATGTTTATGAGAATGTATTCCATAAAGGAAAGTTCTTGGGAACATTTCAGTTCACAAATGAAGGAGCACAGAAGTTTTGTATGAAGGCGAAGCCGAAAAACATTATTGACATCTCTGCTATTACATCAATTTATAGACCGGGGCCTTTGTCTGCGAAGGTTGATAAAGATTTCATCAAAGCGAAGGATAATCCAGAGAGTGTCCAGTATCTGCACGAAGTTCACAAAGAAGTAACAGAAGAAACCTATGGCTTTCTTATCTTCCAAGAACAGATTGCTATGCTGGCAAACAAACTTGGCAAGGACATACCAGAAGATGATGCTCAACTGTTAAGAAAACTTCTTACCAAGAAGGGCTCTGACAAAGGTGCTGACAAGAAACTGGCTATTCGTGAAAAGTTTGTCAAAGGTTGCGAAGAAAAGGGTATTTCCAAGGAAAATGCCGTTGATTTGTGGGAAAAGTTTGAATATTTCTCTGGATATGGCTTCAACAAGTCTCATGCAATATCATATTCTATCCTATCTTATCAGTGTGCTTGGCTGTTTAACTACCATCCTGTTGAGTGGGCAGCAGCATTCCTTGACAAAGAACCAGAGGACAGAAAAGAGAAGGCAATCAGCCTCGTTAAGAACTATGGATTTGAGATAGAACCAGTAGATATTAATGTTTCTTCTTATAGTTGGGAGGTCGTAGATGACAACACTTTGATCCAACCTTTATCTTCTATAAAAGGGATGGGCGATAAGGCAATCGAGCAACTAGTTAGTAACCGTCCATTCAAGACTATCGAGGAGTTAATCTTTAATGACAATATCAGGTATGCAAAACTTAACAAGAAAGCCCTGGATGTATTATGTAGATCCGGTGCTATGGATAAGTTGGTCGATGATCGCTTTACCGGTCGTAAGCATTTCTGGTCTGCTTGTATAGTTGATAGACCGAAAACTAAGAAAAAGTTTGAGAGTAATATAGAGGAATATAGAGATGAGGGAGATTTTTCCACTGCTGAAATTGTTGATTATGTTAGTACCCTTACTGGCATTTATCCTTATGATATGGTTATTGACGGACAACTACTTTCCAGACTTAGACGGAAGCGGATCCAACCACTGGGAGCGTGGAGCAAGGCAGATTCAGGGTTCGTCTGGTTTATACCAAGAGAACTTGTTGTAAAGAAAACTGCCAAGGGTCGTTCATATCTAATCCTAAATGTGATTGACACGACTTCAACACTTACCAAGATCAAATGCTGGGGCTATAATGAAGCCACTGACGCGGTGTATCTAAACCGACCGTATATGGCAAAGGTAGAATACAGCGACACTTGGGGATTTTCTTTGAAGAACATCTCTAAAAATATGAGGTTGTTAAATGGGTAGTTTAGAAAGAAAGATGAGGCGAAAGGCTCAGAAAGAAAACAAGAAAGAGATGAAACAAGTTCTTGCTATGTTTGGCAATCTAGATGATAAGTGCTTGACTTGTGAGAAAGAGTTTGATAAGAAGAATAAAGAACATGCTACCACTTGGCATGTAGCGGTAAGAGAAAAAGAAGGTAGAGTAAATCTATACTGCCCAGAGTGTTGGGATCAAGCACAGCAACTTATCAAAGATTTTGCGGAGAGACAAACAAATGATAAAAATTGAAGGATCCGAAGAGTGCCACAACTGTGGCTGTAATTTATACCCTGTATGCGATGGATATGAAGGAGATGAAATGAGCAACAAGGCAGTAATGAGTTCTGATGGTGGTTATGTAGTTTATACCACTATGGATGATGGCGAGCACATCTATCTAGAGATTGATGAGCCAAAAGATTTTGAGATCAGTAGTTCGCACCTGATGGTAAAGATCCCACTAGACAAGTGGGTTCAGATGACTACTGTGTTCTTAGAGAAACACAACAGACACTTTAAGATTAGTGATAAACAATTAGAATTATATACGGAGGAAAAATGTCTTTAGTAGAAAAAAAACAAATAGCAAAAAGCTATGTAAAACAGACTGTGGGCCATAGGCTAGTAGAAAGTCTTAGTAATGGAAGCCGCACATTAGAGGGTATGGTTGGTGAGTTAGTAGATAATGCCAAGGACGCAGGAGCAAGCAATGTAGTGGTTAAATTTTTACCCACTGAAAAAAATAATTATGTTGGCACTGTCATTGTCGCTGACAATGGAAAAGGAATGAGTCATGATGAGCTGGTGGAATCCTATAAACTAGGGGCAGAAAGAGTATATAATACCTATGACATTGGTAAGTTTGGTTTAGGAGGCACTTTGTCGTGTCTACAAAAATTTAATATCAAAAAAACCGTTACCTTGAGTGAGGCAGGAGAACTTCTAGGCCATTCATATGATACAGTTGTAGTTGAAGAAAAAAATGAGTACTGTACTTTTGACCTAGAAGACCAAGAAACTAATAAAATATGGGATAACAACGCAATTGATCGTTCAAAAGGCACTGTTATTGAAGTTACGAACGCTCGAAAAGATGAGAGGATGGCCAAGATTAAGAATAACTTTGTAGACTATCTTGGCCAAACATATCGAAATGATTTAAGCAAAGGCTTGCTTAAGATTAATCTTGAGATTGATGGCGAAAAGATCTCGGTGAAGCCATCATGCCCCGCTGGCTCAGACCATAAAGGAGCTAAAACTGATAAGGAAGCCTTGTTTAATGAGCAAGGCAATAAAATAGCAGATGTGATGATGGTTAGTCTGTTCGACACGGATCTTAAAACGTCTAGTAAGAACAATCTAACAAAGCTTTGCGGAGTTTATTTTAGTCGTAATGACCGCTTGATTGCCGGCCCACTCCTCGACGGAGAAGGTCCATGGACTGGCGGAAGGACAAGACACCCACAGGTTCGTTTTGCAAGGGTGCTGGTAAATTTCACACCAGAACACGATGAGGAGTTTGGGCTAACTAACGATAAGAGCAGTGTACACCCAAATGATGATTTACAAGAAAATATTAACAAAATGTTGGAAAGCTTCTTTGCCCTAGAAGCTAAAAAATGTCAACAAATAAAGTTGAACTCCACCAAAGAAGAGGCAACAAAGTCTCTTAATAGTGGACTACGTGAAATAAATCATCCTCATTTAAATCCAAACAATAAAAAGAATAAACCAAATAAGTCAAGTAAATCTAAGTCAAGTAAACCTAAGTCAGATAAATCTAATATTTTACCGTTTAAACCAGAAAACAAGGAGTCATCAACTTGGGTCGATCTTATAGAGTTTAAAGACCTAGGTGACTCGGCGGATCCGTGGGTGTATAGCTGTCTTGAAAAAAAGATTATTCTTAATGAAAATATTGATTGTATGAAAAGTTTTGCTAGCATGCCGAGTGAATACATTGAGTTGTTTAGAGGTTTTGTTGCTTGCCTTGTATCGGCAAACGAGATCCATAAACAAAATTTACAAGAAAAAGAAGCAACCAAAGCTGAACACCAAGAATTTATGTCACTTTTATTTAAAAATATTAAGGCACTATAAGGAGTTAAACCTATGATTATTGAATATACGAGACAACATAAGGGTGTGACCGCCCCAACAAGGTCAAATCCCAGCGATGCTGGTTTAGATGTGTATGCTTATTTGAAAGTTGATGGCGATGCTGGATTTTCAAAGGAGATTACGATTTTGCCTGGCTGTAATGTTATGGTTCCAACCGGCTTGCGATTTGGTATTCCACACGGCTATATGCTTCAAGTATGTAATCGTTCCTCGATGGGAGCAAAAAAATCCTTGATTGTGGGAGCACATATTATTGATAGTGGATATAATGGTGAAGTGTTTATTGACCTTCATAATGTTGGAAGTGATCCAAGGACCATCCAAGATGGTGATAAAATCGCACAAGTGATTATGATCCCTGTCGTTCCTTTCAGAGCAAAGGAGAATGAAGCAGGCACACTTTACAGCACAGATCCTATCACTATATCTGCTAGAGGTGCAGGAGCACTGGGGAGCACAGGCCGATGAGTATGGGTAAAAGTATCGCAAAGAGAACCATTTATAACGATCACGGTTTAGGTGGTGTGTTCAAAGATGAAGAGGATTGGAAGGGATGGGAAGAGTGGCCAGTTGAGGGAGAAGAGCCCGAAGCAGTTGACCACCCAGACCACTATAACCAAGGCAGTCTAGAAGTTATTGATGCTATTGAAGGTCTTGGTTATGCCGAAGGGTTCTGTGTTGGAAGCATCATTAAGTATGTTACCCGATACAAGCACAAGAATGGAGTTGAAGATTTAAAGAAAGCAAAATGGTATATTGATTATCTTATTAAAATGGAGGAGAAGTGAATATATTTGCGATCGAGAGTAAAGAGAACACAGACGAGATTGATTGGGTAAAGTCGGCAAAGTCGCAAGACAACTACCGTGTAGTCAAGATGATACTAGAAAGTTGTCAGATATTATCAACTGTATTGAACGAGCAGGGTGTTAAAGCACCCTATCGTTCGTTCAACCCCA